TAATCATCTTTCGTGGACTTGATGATCCATTAAAACTAACTTCAGTTAATGTCCCTACTGGTGAATTGTGTTGGTTGTGGGTAGAAGAAGCCTATGAAATTGAATCATTTAGCAAGTTACAAACGGTAATTGAATCGTTACGTGGCAATGATCCACAAGTCTTTTATCAAGTGACACTCACGTTTAACCCTTGGAATGAGCACCACTGGCTAAAGCGTGAGTTTTTTGACCAGAAACGTGATGATGCCTTTGTTCGCACGACCACCGTTAGATGCAATGAGTTCGTCTCTGACGAATATAAGCAGCGACTCTATAGTTTATACCAAACTAACCCCAGGCGAGCTAAAACAGTTGTTGATGGCGACTGGGGCGTAGCTGAAGGGCTAGTGTTTGAAGACAACGTTGAACAAGTTGACTTTAATGCTATGGATAAGATACAAGAGTGTGGGCAGACTGGGTTTGGCCTGGACTATGGCTTCGGTAATGATCCTAACGCTTTCGTGGCCGTTGCTGTTGATGTTCGCAATAAGCAACTATGGGTCTATGACGAGATGTACACCTATCATCAAACAACACCACATATTGCTGAATGGTTAAAAGCTAACGGCTATGAACGAGCTAGAATATATGCAGATAGCGCAAGCCCCGAAAGAACCGCTCAATTAAATGATTTAGGAATTTTAAATGCTGATAGCGTTTCAAAAACGCCAATTGAGGCTGGTATTGACCAACTATGGCAATATCAAATTCACATTCACCCTAAATGCAAGAATTTGTGGCGTGAATTAAACAGTTACGTCTTTGACAGTGATCGCATGGGTAACACGTTAAGCAAGCCTAAAGACCAAGACAATCATGCGATTGACGCCTTACGTTATGCAGTTCGCCAATATATGGGGGATTACGATGGATCGTTAGGTGTTAAATGGGACGAACAATACGCGATTGGTCGCCAGATGGGAGTGAATGACTATTAATAGTATTTATGGAAAACAACGTTTTGACCGTGAAGCCAACCGAGACTACACGATGCCAGTTGGAACATACACGGCAGTTTCAGAACAGCCGTTAGAATTAATGAAGATTGTCTATCAGTTTATTAACCATCATCAAAATCATCAAGTATCGAGACTTCAAACTTTGTATGATTATTATCAGGCTAATAACGCAATCAAAAAGCAAAAAGATAGTAATAACCCTTACCATGCTAACAATCGAGTAGCGGCAGCATTCGCTCGTTATATGACAAGTATTCGAGTTGGATATTTGATAGGCAATCCTATTCAATTAAAGCTCCAAGATGACACTGAGGTAGATGATAGCCAAGCGCAAAAGTTCCAAAATGTATTAGATACTTTTACCACTAATACGAATGCAGACTATGTCAACCAGCAACTAGCGAAGGACTTATCAATCACTGGTCGAGCATATGATCTCGTATACGTTAAAAACGGAGTGACTGATCTAGGACTAGTTCGAGTTGATCCTGAACAAGCATTTGTGATCTATGACGATACTGTCGATCACAAGCCACTAGTTGGTGTTCGTTATTATCAGACTGGTATCTTAGATAATCAATTGGTGGAACATTATGAGGTTTATACAAATAGTCAGCTTTTTACCTTCCATAGCCAAGGCGGACTGCCTCAAACTAATTCATCCGTTGCCAATGCAGTCTTAGATGATACATTGCCACACTTCTTTGGTATTGTCCCATTAACCGAGTATCGCAATAATGATGAGCGGTTAGGCGATTGGGAGCCTGAACTAGATCAACTAGACGCACTTGATAAAAGTGTCTCGATGATGGCTGACTTCCAAGAAGATTTCAATAATGCCAATATTGTCTTAACTGGTAAGTTCTCTAATATGACAGAACCTAAGTATTTGCTAGACGAGAATGGTAATAAGAAAATAGGCCAAGACGGCCAGCCAATTATTATTGAACCGGCTCATCCAAACGTTGATCCTAAGAATCACATGTGGTATTTAGAACCGTTCGCAGCAAGTGGCGGCGTTGGTTCTACTGCCAAGCACATTATTCAACCTGATGCTAAGTATTTAACTAAGCAGTATGATGCAGCTGGCTGGTCAACGTATACGAACTTTCTTATCAATGAAATTCACAAGTATACTAATACGCCTAATGTTAATGATCCAAACTTTGCTTCAAATGCCTCTGGTGTGGCTATGTCTTATAAACTATGGGGCAGTGATCAAGAACGCAAGCTACAAGAGACGTTGTTTAAACGTGGCTTACATGCGCGCCTCAATGTTTGCGTTAACTACTGGCAAACACTCAACCAAATCAGCTCCGATAGCTGGAATACAATGGTTAAAGCAAACTTCATGCCAAACTTGCCTAAGAATGATGATGCGACCGCACAACTGATTACGTTGTTAAATGGTACTGGCAAATTCAGCGACGAAACTATTCGTGATATGGCTGAACCAATTACTGGAATCAATGCCGATACCGAAGCAGAACGTATTAAGGAAGGCATACGTGCTGCTAAGGAAGATGACGATAACTACGCTCAAGGTGACGGTGGACTGGGCAACATATTTGCAACCGGCGAAAAGGCATCATTACCCGATAATAACAACAAAGAAGGCTGATTATGGACATTAATAAATTGGCTCATGCTTTGGCAAAAATCTTAGATGTTAAGGATCCAGTATTCCAACAGTTGATCAGCATTATCGAACGTTCACATCATGCCCAGGTTAAGAATTTAACCTACTTTCTACACAAAAATGTAACCTGGCAAGATAATGCTGATGACGCAGACATTAAAGAGTTAACCGATGCAGTACTTGAGCTAAAGCAAAACGCTAATCGCGAGGAAGAACAAGTCTTAGCCACGTTATTAAATAATCTACCTTACAAAACTAATCTAGATGTAGCCCAGGCCCAAGCACGTGTTAATGTCGCTAACATGGGGCTAAAGGTTAACAGGTTAGTTCAAGCTAAGCAGGCAGACATCGTTCAACAGGTAACTAAGTTAACTGGTAGTGGCCTAGGTGGGTACAATACACAGCTTAGACGGCGTGCTTTGTATCGAGTTGCCGCTCAAAATGAGCCTGAGAATACCTCACTAGACTTAATTTTTAAGCACGCTAATAAGTTATCGATTGACTTAGACAACATTATCAAGTTCCAAATGCAAAATCATGTCAATCCTAAGTCCATTAGCAAAACGGTTACACAAGAACTAGGCGTTGCTGGCAAGCCTAATCCAAATGAAGATTTATGGGAAACAGCAATGCAAAAGCGCTACATGTCAACTAAGGCTGATATGGAGCGTATTTTAGTTACTGAGAGCAAAGCAACTCAAACGCGGGAATGTGCTAAACAATACAGCAATTTAGGCTTTACCAAGCTAAAGATTGTCACCCGTGATAATCCTCATGTTTGCAAATACTGTGAGGGTCATGATGGAACAATTGTTGAGATCAAAGATGCTGTGGTGGGAATGAACGTTCCCCCACTGCATCCACGTTGTCATTGCAATGTAATTCCAGTACAAATGGACTACAAAGATGTGTTAAGTGAACTTAACTAATAACCAATTGCCCTGGACATGGCATTAAAAGGTCTATTTTTTATGCACCTTTTTAGCCGACGGGCGTTAAACGAATTGAGTCGACAGACGTTAAATGGAGGTTATCTAATGAGCGAAGAACCAAAGAATCCGGAAACCGACCCTGAAGGTGGTAAGCAGCCTGATGAACCGGTGACATTTACTGATGAACAACAAGCTAAGATTGATGAATTGATTGGTCAACAGCATGCCAAGTGGTCTAAGAAACTTGATCAACAGCAAGCTGAATTTAAGAAGCAGTTAGCTGATACACAAAAGCAGGCCGAAGAACGAGCTAAAATGACCGCTGAGCAAAAGGCTGAAGCTGATCGTAAACAACGCGAAGCTGATATGGCTAAGCACACTCAAGAATTAGCAACTCAGATTCAGGAATACAAGACCAAGTCAATGTTACTCGACAAGGGGATTAGCCCTGATATGTTACCACTAGTTATGGGTGCTGACGAAGATTCCACAAGCGATAATCTAGAACTATTGCAGAAATACGTTGATAGCCAAGTACAAGCGGCTACTGAAAAGTTGTTGGCTGGAAAGCAAGCTGTTACCACTGGTGATAACCATACTTCACCACTAGAAACGGGGATTAATAATCCATGGTCCAAAGATGGCTGGAACTTAACAAAGCA